ACTTTAGACAAACGTGCTCTTTCCTGTTCTGCTTGTTGTATACCTTCTCGTCCACCACCAAAAGCTCCAGCCTGTATAGCTTGTGCAGATAGTTTATTTTTTGATATTTCAGATTGTCTATTAATTTCATCTATAACATAAGATTGAAACGGATTTAAAAAACTATCAATACTTGGAGCAGTACTAGCCGCAGTATTTGCACCTAATATAGATCCAATACCAGTAAGAGTTGCAGCTTGACCCGTGCCAAATTGTCCAGCTTGTGTCATAGCTTGCTGTTCTAAAGGTGATAATGGAGCTACTTGATAAGCAGGTATTTCTATAGGCTGTTTTGATAAATTTAAAGCTTCATCGTATAAGGCAAGTTTTCTTGCTTCAATCTCTGGTGCTTCTCTAGTAAAAGTAGTGGTGGTTCCTGATGCAGATTGTGGTGCAGGTGCTGGAGCACTTCCTCCGCCAAATATACCGCTCATAGTATTTCCTTCCTTAGTAATACACTTTGTTTTTTAAAACCAGGTAATACTTTTTGCCACCCTTCTCTACCTAAAATATCAATAGCATTAAAATGTCTTTGTCTTGCAAAATCTTCAATGTCTTTTGCTATTTCTTTCATATCTGACATTTCTCCACCACCTAAAGCAATTCGTAAAGTGTTTTTTAATTTTATACAAACAGCAGCACTTTTATTTTTTTTAAACAAAAATAACTGATGCCCGTTTATTCCGTTCTCTAAATCTTCTTTTGTAAAACCTTCACCTAAACGAGCCGATGGTTCTAAAATCTTCCATATTTCATCGGTAAGTTTCATTACGTCACCAAATCATAAACTCTTTTCAACTGATCTTGTTGTTTATAAAAATACTTTGCACCAACTCTTCTCATCTGTTTAAAATCTGTAGGATCAGCTCCTTCTAAAATACCTGCACCTAATACAGCATCGGCTCTACTTACAAATTCACCATCTGCTAATTGTGCAAGCATAGTATCTTCGTCTTTGTCACCGTTCCCTGATCCGTCCTCCACATATCCTTCAGCTCTTACATAATTGTTGTAATCTTTTTCATCGTGGTCTGATTTACTTGGTAGGTAATTGACACCACCTTGACTAAATCTTCTTAACTCTGCTAAACCACCTTCCTTAGCAGCATATATATTAGGCGATACAAAACCACCTTGATCCGTGTAACTTGCTCTTTCTCCCAAGCCTTGTGTATTTTCTCTTGCTCTTGCATACGCTTGTGCATAATCTTCCTCAGTTCCCATCATGCCAGGCATCATTTGTCCTTCTGGACTTGGAGTCATTAATCCTCCAACTAAACTAGCTCCTGCTACTCCTAATCCTATTTTAGAGGGAGTAGATAAAGCTGCATATTTTGAACCTATTCCTGAAAGAAAACTACCTCCACCACCGCCTGCTGAAGCCACAGCTGCTTCTTTTGCCGCAGATGGAGCATACTGCATAGCCATGCTTGTTTTAGCTCCAGCTGTTCCTGCGCCTGCTCCAGCAAAACCACCTGCTCCAGCATAACCACCAAGAGCACCTATACCTCCAGCTATTAAAGCTTTCTTAGTAGATGCACCAGACATCTTAGCTACACCAAAACTTCCTATTCCAAATATAATTGCTGCGGTTACTGGGTCCATATTATTCTCCTATATAAATATATTCTACTCTGTATTTTCTACTTTATCAAGTCCACTAGCTATCATTTCATCTATCAATCGTCCAGTATACTGGTATTCTCCAACATGTGTTATATATTCTGTGATTAAAGCATGACACTTGCCCCCTGTTTCACGCCATAATTTAGAAAAAGCAAAGTCTTCTCCATAATATCTTTTAGCCTCTTCATCATAAAACGTATCAAAAAAGTTATATAAGTTAGGAGTAATAACAGTTTGACCATCGGTAACTGTTTCTTGTTTAATGGTTCTTGTAGGATACGCTTTTATCATTTTATCAAACACTTGTCGTTGCAATAACATACAACCAGTAGGGGCATAGTTTAATTCTATCATCTCATTTACCATTGTAACATCATCTTCACTATCTTTTATTTTTACAGGAAACTTATTACCACTTGTATCTCTTTGTAATGTATCCATATCAGGCAAATTTTTATACTTATCAAACACCTTGTCCCAGTTTATTATTTTCATTGGGTAAGGTATACTACACATCTCAACATTCTTACTTAGCATTTTAAATATAGATTGTGGATAAAATAAAATATCACTATCAATAAAAAGTAAATGTGTATAATCGGTATTTAAAAAATGTGCCACACAAACATTTCTACCTTGTGTTACTAAAGAACTTTTCATCATGTCTAGTGTAAATTCAATATTGTTTTTGTAACACTCTGCCTGAAGTCTTACAACCGATTGCATGTAATGTATAGACACATCACTATGTACAGGAGTAGCAACGTATAGTTTAATTTTTTCTTTCATCTAAGGCACCTTGTAAAAAGTTAGTCCAATCTACTTTTCTTTTGTCCCAACTGTAAAATTTTTTAACAAAGTTTTGTTGCTGTAATAAATGTTCATGTATCTCTGGTTTATGTATAATATCTACAGCTTCTTTTATAGCACTAGCAAATTTACCTGCTAATCTTTTAACATCTTTTTCATAAGTTACATAAACAGGAAACTCTGAACAGGTTTCATACAATGCACCATAATTTGTAACAATACAAAATAAACCAGCAGCCATTGCTTCTAGTGCAGCATTACAACTTGTCTCCTCCCATATACTAGGATAAGCAAACATATGATAACGATAAATATATTTTTGTATAAAAGCATGTTCTGCATAACCTATGTAATTTACATTTTCTAAATTTCTTGCTTGTTCATATAAAGCTTCATATTTACTTTCATTTTCTTTCTCAAACTCTTCACCATAAATTTTACAACTACTGTAAATATCTACATGGACATTACAGTCTTTTAATAAACTCATAGCACCTAATAAAACATTTAATCCTCGCCACGGAGTAACATGAAATAACATGCGTACCATATTGCCTTCTTTAAAAGGTGTAAGTACAGGAAAATTATTTACAGCATTTTTTATGACGTGACATTTATGTGTTGGTATATCAAAACGGTATCGATACTTTTCATAATTCCAATGACTATTAAAAACATACCAATCGTATTTATCATGATTAGTTTTATCTTCAAACCAAGGATATATATTTGGTTGATCATGACTATTCTTTTGCCACAAAACATTTATTTTATTTTTATCTAAATCTACTTTGCCTGGAATAGAAGTACATATTTGAAAGTTATCTAATAGTTTATCTTCTACATAATAAGATAAAAAACGATGTTGTATTTCTGTACCACCTTTTGGAATCATGATCCGTATTCCAAAAATAATTCTTGACCCTTTTTTATTTTTTTTGTGGTCATAACTTTATAAACTAAGTAATCATCCCAATCTAAATCTAGAAATAACTGACAATTAGAATCATCACTATGATTTAAAAAACCACCCATAGGTGTTCTAACATACCCATGTATTATTGGTATTTTAATATGACTCATACCCAAATCATATTTCTTTGGAATATCTTCTGTAGCAAAAATACCGTGACCATGAGTGTTGCTTACCCCTATCATTAATTCTTCTGGCAAAGGATTATAATAAAATCTATCGTATTTAATTTTCATCTTTAGTTTTACTTACTAAAGACAAGGCCTCTGGGGGAACTATGATGTTGACATCACATGCTATATCTTCTTGTTTTGTGTCAGTGTTAGGATTATTTACATCATGGTCTGCATCTTTTTTTGATGCATAAATCATATTAGTTTTTTTATTTCTATAAGTCTCTTGACTTTTGCATTGTATTGTTTTCATATCACACAATATCCCATAAAAATAATCTAAATGCAAGAAGAAAAGTAGCACCTTTCGATGCTACTGAGACGTTTATTTTACCTTTTAGAAAGGTATTATATTGTACACTAGTTTAACTAAACCAACAAACTATACTGTATCTAGTACCTGATACTATAGGTTCAATAGAATGAGGATACATAAAATTACTAGGAAACATAATCAAGTCTCCTGTATTTAAATTTACTTTACTGTAAGGTTTTTGATTATGAGGATAGTAAAATAATAACTCTCCACCTTCATAATCTGTATTTAAATTTATTATAAACGATAATTGTCTGTTAACTTGATAAAAAGCATCAGTGTGTCTTTTATAAAAATTACCTTTTTTGTATTTTAATAAATTAATAGATTCTAATTTTAACTGCTGTAAGCTTGTAAATATTGTTTGATATTTTTTAATAGCTTTATCACAAGTATTAAATATTAATTTTTTATACAAAAGATCATGTTCGTTAGATTCATCCAACCCGTAATCATAAACATTTCTATATTTAATATCCTCAATATCTTTACCATCTTTTAACAGAGTAGCTTTTTGTTTACAAGATAACTCTATATATTCCGATAAATTTTTACATACTTTACTATCTAAAGCTTTTTCTATTTTAAAAATAGCAGAACTTATTTTATCCATTTTCTTGAGAACGATCAATTAGAGCATAACTTATTAGGCCTTGTATTTTATTACTACCAGTAGCTGCTTGTACAGTGATAGCATCACCTGCTTCTAAATTTAAACCTTCAGGTGCGGCATTTACTTGCGACTTAGCCGCTACATCATCTCTAAAAAATTCATATTCTGTACTTGAATCAGATGAATCAACAAAATTCATATTTACTAATATGGCTGATGAAGCATCGTTGTTTGCACAGTAAATACTTTTTACTATAACTGTTGCATTAGTAGGACACGTAAACACTGTAGTTTTACTTGTATCAGTTTGTTTATAACCTTGATTTTTATATTGTATTGTCATGATAAAAAATACTCAAAAGCTTGTTGATCATTTTTAATTTCTTGTTGATAACTAAAATTTAATTTCTGTATAATTTGAGTAAGAGCTAAATTAATTAATCTTTGGTTTTCTATATTATACTCTTCTTTTGGTTCTGGTATAAAAGTATTTATTTTAGCCAACTTTTTTCTCCTTTTTTCTAATTGCTTCTTTTCCTGCTTTAGCTATCCTTACTACTTCTGTTTTACCCATAACTTTAGCACGTTGTTCCATGACAGTAAGAATTTGTATTTTTCTAGCAAGTGGTTTTTTAATTTTTTTAACTTTAGCAACAGTTGCTCTTGCATCAGCTGGTGTTGCAAATTTAATTTTGACAGTATCTTTTGGATTTTCATCCGTATACAATCTTCTACCACTACCCTTAGGTTTTTTTCCTGTTCCTTTTTTTGGATCTGGCACTTATAACTCCTTGTAATGTTTTTGCCTGACGAGCATGTGTCTTAGATGCTTTTTTTAAAGCTTTTACTACTTTTTTAATTTTAGTTTTAGCTTTTTTCATTTACGTCTACCTTTCTTTTTTTCAGGTTCTTTTCTAATAGCTCTATATATTATATCAGGTGGTGCCATAAAATAACAGTATTCTTTTATAGTTAATAATTTAAATGACTTTTGTTTATGTAGCCCCCATTTAAAATCTTTAGCGTTTTTTTCTATCATTTTTATATAGAATTTGTATTGTTGAGGCCATTCGTTTTTTGTAAACTTCCATATTTTTTTAGCATCTAAAACTATAGCATATGGGTTTGATGTGTGATCACTCTTCCAAATATTTTCATCATCAAGACTTACAATATTTTTTATATCCATACATTAACGCCTACCATCAGGTTGTACATCAGCTCTAAAAGTACCATACCTCCAATCTTCGTCAGTAGTAATATTTTCTATTTTTAAATTTACAGCTCTTGCTCTTGCTCTAGTATCTACTTTTTGTGTAGAAGAATTTATAGTAAAAGGTCCTAAAGTGCTACTGGCTTCCGTGTCACTTGGAAAGTCTTTTAAATTAATAGTTACTTTTGCATTACCGTTTAAAGCTCTAAAGTCAGGCACAAACCTTCTTATTTTCATAAAAAACTCACCAGTTGTATTAACACCATCTCCTTGACCCTGTACTTCGAAATCTCCACTTTGTATACTTCCTACTATTGCAGCTTTAGTACCATCAGAGTTAACTTGGTTATTACCTTTTTCATGAGCATATAAAGTGGTAGCTCCATTTGTCGTTGTTACACCTTGTATAATTGGAAAAGATGGTATAGCTGTTGTACTATAATCTGTTGCATAAGGATTATCAAAAATAGTTTTATCATAATATGTTGTTCTAGCTAAAGAACCTATTGTCCATAAACCCTCTGCGTAATTATAGGTTACTACCCTGTCGATTTGTGTAGCTGTAGCTTTTGGATAAAACCAATTTATTTCACTAAACAAAGAATTGTAACCAGCATAAACAACATCTGCTGCATCAAAGTTAATACCTAAATCATCTGTATCTTGTGTTGTAAAAACAAAATCCTCTACCGAACAAGCTATTTTTTTAACTGTACCATCATACAAATAAAAACCTCCTGCTTGTCCCATCCAATATACTACACCATTTACAGCAACCATTGCATGTTGTGATATTAAACCACAGTTTGCTCCAACTTGTTGAATACCAAATGTAAAAGGAGGTCCAACAAATTGCATAGTATAAGCAGATGTATCTGTAAGTATTAAAATGTAACTACCAGCATTTACTGCACCTACTATTTTTGTACCACTATCTATCCTAAAAGTTCCTGCTGTATTTACAGATGTTGGTGTGTAATCAGAAAAGTTTTCTTGATCTGCAAAACGTATAAACATTTTATCTTGAGAACTCGTACCAATTGTAGTTTCTGTTCCAAGATGTATTAAGTGCCTATCTCTGTCGGAGACAACAGTCATTACACTTTGTATAGGTGCATTGGATATGACTGTAGCTCTCGTTGACAGAGCCGAGGCACTGCTCGGATTCCATTCAAAAGACTTATTATTTTTAACAGTCGCAACTAAAATTTGACCAAAGTTATCTAATGACCAGTTACCTGGTTCTAATGTTACTTCACCAGTAGGTGATGCACTTCCCCAACCTGTAAAAGTTGAGGCTTCTTGTACCACAGCACCATCACTGTGAGCAGATCTAGTAGAGCCAGAAACTCCTCTTACTATTCCTGTAACAGTGCTACCTGCTACTCCAGTATATGTGATTAATTCTTCTCCTACTTTTA